GCAAGGTGTGGATCAGCAAGCAATTTCCGTACCCCCATACTGGAGACTTCCATGTCCTGGATGCAAAAGACAGCACCAGGGTCGTGGCAAACCTGGGAAAATACATGTCCCGCCAGGCTAGTAGATCTCTGCCCAAGAAGGATGTGAACGAGCTGCTGAGTGCCCTGTTCAACGGCGAGACTCTGTCCAATGGGGAGAGCATGAAGGACTGGCGTGCCAGAGTCATGAAGGGTGACCTCAACAGGGACGACGAAATCATAGCTGGCGAAGCAGGCAAGGCCGAGAACACCAAGGTGGGCAGCAAGATCCGTGAGACATTGTCCGCATGCGACACTGCCCGTGAGTTCCTGTCGGAGGTGGATCATAGCTTCCGCCCTTTGGGAGCCCTTACGCCTGGCGTATCAATGCGCATGGGGATGGTCAAGCACAAGCGCCGGTTCCAAGAGATGGCACGGTGCACATCCAAGGCGTCTGAACGAAGAACGTTTGCAACTTCTACCGACTGTGCCGCATGGTCGCCCAAGATGGATCGCGAACTCTCGCACGAATGGCAAACATACGGGCTAGGCACCACTGAATGCGAGAACCCCCGGGCACCAATTGCTCTATGGGACCGCCTACAGGTCTTTGTCGACCGGAGAGGGGTCAAGCGTTCCGCACATGTGACGACAGGCAGCATCCAGGGATGGCCGGCTACCTCTGACACAGTGATGCATGCGCACCTCTTGATATTCTGGGTCTACAAGTTGCGTGAACGAGGGATCATTGGCAAGGGCGAAGCTGCCTACACATTGGCATTCATTGATGATGCGGCCACAGCGGTTGCCCTACAGGGTAGCATCGACGAGTGTGTCAAGAAGGCCAGAGCAGCACGGGAGCTGCTCAAGGAGACGTACGCTCTGCTCGGGTTCGAGATGGATGAGGTAAAGAGCTTTTTCTCATCTGTCAAGTTCGTGTACCTCAATGAGCTCTATGTGGACGGGACACAAGTGGGTCACGGCACAAAGACCCTCATGCGCATAGACAGGGACCACACGCGCAGGTTCAGCACTCTCACTGACAACATTGCGACAGCATTTGGAACCGCAGCTGCTGCGGCAACTGCTGGGGCTGACCCATTCGTAGCCTACTGGATGGCTTGCACTATGTCCCTCCGTTGGGCGTACAAGGCTGACCACAGGCTGATGAAGCTGTCCCCACTTGAGATGCTGATTGCAGCCATGTGCCCAGTCAGTCTCAACGGCCTAGGTGTGCGGCCAATATGCTCTGTCATGGCCACCGGTGCGAACGACCAGTTGACTTGGTACTGCGAAGTTGTTGGTGGGCTCCTGAACACTGTGGGCTCTGCATCTGACAAGAGGATCTTCACAGAGATACTTGAACAGGAAGCGGCTTTGCCCACTGCTGCATCGGCCATCAAGA